GGTAGCGCTCACGGATGAGCTGGTAGAGGGCGTCGTGGACGAGCGAGCCGCGCATGAAGTTGGCGGTGTCGATCGCCGGCCCGCTCGGGCCGTCCCAGGCGTAGCCGGCGCGGATCGTCAGCTCGCCATCGGGAGTCATGGACAGGAACTCGGCGTGGACATCGGTCCCGAAGACGCTGCCGACGTTGACGACGTACTCCTTGGCGAGCTGGTACTTGTAGCCGGAGCGGTACGCGATGCTCACGATAGGCCGAGCGCCTTGGCTACGCCTTCCCAGACTTCGGGCAGGTACTTCGCCACGGCGGCGCTGCCGGCGGGCCCGGCGTAGGCGCCGGCCGCGGAGGCGGCGGCGACGAGCGCGTACGACTTCCAGTTGGCCTTCAACGTGGCGAACAGTGACTCGGTCTTCTTCTTCTTCGTGGCCATGGGTGACTTCTCCTTTTCACGCATTACGGTCCTTCTCTTCCTTGACCCCGAGGGCGCGTGACGACTCCCGGGTGAGCTGGAGCAGTTCGTCCATGCGGCTGTTGATCTTCTGCTCTAGCCGTTTCGTCCAGACGAGGTTGGCGAAGCCGATCAGCGCGAGGACGATGGACACCGAGCCGCCGATGATGGCGAGGAGGATGGCCTCGGTCACTGCGTCATCCCCTGGAGGAACTTGGCGAGGTCGGGGGACGACGACATCTCGTCGATCCGTCCGCGGCCCTCGGGGCCGCTCAGCTTCTCGTCGATCATCTGCTTCACGCCGGGGCCGAACTTGTTGCCGGCCGCGTCGCTGAGGTGGTCGAGGTACTTGTCGCGGAGCTGCTTGTCCTCGACGATGAGGATGTTCTCCGCGGCGCGGCGGTAGCCGCCCATGATGTTGCCGAGGATGTCGGCCTGCACCGAACCAGGGCCGCCGTGCAGGTTCTTGAAGCCGGGCGTCTGCACGAACGTGGTGAGGAAGTCCCACATGCCGAGCTTGCCCTTCGGCAGGTCGCCCTCCCAGCCGAGGCCGCGCAGCACGGGCTCGAACGTCGAGGCGGGCAACTTGATCCCGTTGCCCTGGAGCACGGCCAGGCGGTCGATGTGCTTCGGCGAAAGCTCGACGCTGCCGAGGCTACCAAGCGGGTCGGGCAGGATCCCCGCTGGCGCGCCGGTGCCCTTGATCGTTCGCGCGGGCGGCTGCACCTTCACGCCGTTGCGCAGAAGCGCCTTCGACACGACGTCGGGCTCGCCCTTCACCAGCGGCAGCGGCGTGAGGGCGGCGACGCCCTCCCACGGGTGCGCGATGTATGGCTCGCCGTTCGCCTTGCGCTTCGGGTATAGCGTCCGCTCCTCGCCGCCGAGCCAGGCGTACGGGTTCTTGCGCTGGTGGCCCGTCTTCGCGTCGAACGACACCGTCCCCCACGGCACCTTGGCGTAGAGCTGGTCGACCCAGTCGTACGCCTCGGGCGCGATCGGGTAGCGGAACCGCTCGATCTGGCCGCCGGCGGCGCCAGTCGGGAACGACGCCACCGACGTCAGGGGGCGGCGCAGCGCCTTCAGGCCCTTCTCGACGTCCTTGCGGTCTTCGGCCGAGACGGCTTCGAGGAAGCCCTGCGTGCCCTGCATCCAGGGGCGGTCAAGCCAGTTGTGCCAGCCGCCGAGCGCGATGGCGACCGCCGCCGCGCCGAGCGTCTCCGTCGACAGCGGCTGGTCGGTCTCCGCGTAGTACGTGTCCATCACGTCCGCCACCATGAGCAGCGGGCCGGTGATCGGATCGAACCGCTCCAGCGGGAACGACCACGGGATGCCGTCCTCGCCGCGGAAGATGAAGCTGTCGCCCTTGATCTTCTGGTCGCGAAGGTGCTTCTCCAGCTTCTTCTCGTTAACGATCCGGCCGGTGAGGTTGCCGTTCTCGTACATGTAGACGCCGAGCGCCATGGTCATCGCGCCGACCGCCAGCTTGTTGGCCGCGATCTCTGCGGCGGGGCCGCCGGCGAGGATGTCGTGGCGGATCTTGTTCTGCAGCATCGAGAGGCCGGTCATCGACTCCAGGTTGACGTCCATGATGTTGACCGACACCTTGAAGAACGGCGCGAACACTTTGGCCGCCGGGTGCTGCAGGAACTGCTGCAGGCCACCGATGGCGCCGTGCCCCAGGTCGCGCGTGAAGGTGACGTACTGGGAGTGGGCCTGGGCGATCTTCGCCGCGTCGTCGGGGATGCTCTTCTTGAACGCGGTCACCGCGCGCGAGTACGCGAACGTGCCAGGCTGCAGTCCCTGGCGCAGCGCGTCCTGCACCGCCTGCTCGGCGATGGAGGCGCGGAAGGCCAGGGTCTTCACGAACTCGTCGGTGCCGATCATGCCGCGGCTGCCCGCGTTGGCCGCCAGGCCGAGCGCGTTGAAGAACTGCTGCACCGGGTTGCCCAGGTCGGCGCCCTTCGACAGGTGCATCGCCTCGGCCGCACTGTGGACGGCGCCCGGCGCCAGCTTGAACACCTCGGCCATCCGGTCGCCCGTCATCGCCCGCGCGCTGATCTTCTGGTTGTTGCCGAACTGGGACCGCGTGGTCCACATGGTCTTACCGGCGGCGATCAGGCCTTCGGCGACGGAGTCGAACAGGCCAGCGGTGTACGCGTTGGCCGCCTTGAAGCCGTACTCGTTCCACGGCTCGGCCGCCGCCATGTAGCGGGTGAACACCTCGCGGCCCAGCATCAGGCCGTTGCCGGTGACGTTCGCGATGTTCCCGGGGATCGTCGACAACATCGAACTGAAGAACGCCTCCCAGACCATGTCGTACCCCCAGCTCGCGACCGCCTTGATGAAGCTGGGGCGCGACAGGGTGGGGAGCTGCTGGTAGCCCGCGCGCATCGCGCGCATGTTCAACAGGAGCTGCTGGACGGCCGGCTGCTGCAGCATCGCCTGGTAGGAGGTGGTCGTGCCGCCAGGGCCGGCGGTGGGGCCGAACTTGGACGCCTGGGTGACCAGGTTGCGGAGGTTGGACAGGGGATTCGCCGCAGAACCTGCGGAGGTTGGCGGTGCCGCACCGGCCGCGGTGGCGGGTGGCTGCTGCGCCCCGCCGGCGGCGGGCGCCTTGGCGAACGGGCTCGGCGCCTGGCCGGCGCCCTCCTGGCCAGCGCGCTCCAGTTGGCCCGTCAGGCCCGTGGGCACCTCGCCGGGGCGCACCGGCGGCTCGGGGGGCGGCGTAGCAGCGCCGGCGGGTGGCGTCGCCTGGCCGGCGGCGCGTCCAGCATCCTGTACGCTACCCGCCGTAGCGTCCACTGCGGTGGACGTACCGGCGCTGCTGAGGCGCGGGGCGATGCCCTTCTCGACCCGCTCGGCGCGGTCGCGGAGGAAGATCAGGCGTGGCTCGTCGGTCACGTCCTTGGCGTAGCGGGCCGCGCGAAGGGTGCGGCCGGCCTCTTCCAGGCCACCGTCCAGGGCGCGGGACAGGACACCGACCAGCTCCATGTGCTCGACCATGTCGATCTCGGCCAGAAGCCCAGCGGGCGTGTTGAGGCCGGCCGTCTTCACGGCGCCCTCCAGCTCGTTGAGCCGCTTCATGCCGTTGCGCAGCAGCGCCGCGGTGGCCCACACCCAGGTGGAGTTGACGCCCTCGCCGGCGGCGCGGTTGAGCGCCAGGGCGACGTCGTAGCCGGTCTCTTCGAGGATGTGCGCGGCCAGCTTCGCCTCGTCGGCGTCGCCCACGATGCCGCGGCTGTACGCGTGGACGCCCTCGGTGTCGAAGACCTCCTTCACCTTGCGTAGCGTCGCGTGCATGTTGTCGACCGAGTGCCCCATCGTGGCCCAGTCGATCGACATCATCTTCTTGCCGACCTGGATCGTGCCGGCGCCAGGGCGCATGTACTGGCCAGTGCGCAGGAGCGACGGGGAGACCTCGACCGAGGGCGCCGCGCGCTTCAGGGCGCGGGCCACCTGCGCGAGCGCCTTGGCCGCGCGCGGGTTCAGGAGGCCGCCGAGGCCAGCGGCTGCGGCGTACTCTTCGACCGCCAGGTCGGCGTCGTTCAGCTCGCGGTTGATCTCGGCGATGCCGAGGCCGATGGTCGCGAAGCCGAGCGCCTTCTTGCTCTCGAAGAACGCGAACGCCTCGTCCTCGACGCCGCGCTCGCGCCACGAGCGCGCGACCGTGTCCATGAGGGGCTCGACCAGCTCGCCCGTGACCTCGCGGCCCTCCTCGGCCTTGCGGCCGATCCAGATGGCCTGCTGCGCCTCGCGCGGCGACACATCGTGCAGGCGCGCGAAGTCGGTCACGAACGCGGAAAGCGCCTGGTACTCGGCGTCGCTCAGGTCCTTCGTCTCGGTGAGCTGGATGACCTGCCCGCCCGGGTTCGTCTTGCTGGGCAGCGTGATCCGGCTGGACCCCGGGTCCACCAGGGCGCCGATCATGTGGCTGTCGATAACGGCGCGGGTGTCGTCGCCCTTTCCTAGCGCGCCCACGTAGATGGCCTTCCAGAAGTCCTGCACCTTGTTGCCCTGCAGTTCTCCGCCGTTCCACGCGCGCATGACGTTGGGGACGTGCGCGCTCGGCAGGCCCTTCATCTCGGTGAAGCGCCGCGAAATCTCTTCCTCCGAGGCGCCCTTCTTGAGCATCTTGTAGGCCTCGATGGCCAGTTCGACGTTGCCGACCTTGCCACCTAGCGACTGCACCGCGGTCTGCGGGCTCGTCGCCGCGATCAGCTTGGCGACCAGCTCGGCTTCGGGGATGCCGGCTGGGCCGACCGGGGCCACGCCGAACACGTCGACGATCTCCTGGCCGGCTCCGTACCAGTCGGGGAACTCCCACTCGCCCGCCACCTTCAGGCCGGACTTGAAGAACCGCTCGATGTCCTCGACCTTCCGCAGCTTCAGGCCCGTGAGGATCTTGTCGAACTGGGCCTGGCCCTTCTCCCACACGCCTTCGAGCTGGCCCGCGATACCTGGGCCGAAGTCGCGCTGCATCGTCTTCGCCAAGTCGGCCTGCTTCACGCCGCGCCAGATCAGGCCGGCCGCCTTGTTGACCAGGGCGTTCTTCTGGATCGTGGACAGCTTCTTTCCGGCGGCCAGGGTGGCGGCGATCGTCGTTAGCGGCGCGGCGACGTACGCCCGCGACGGGTCGTTGGGATCAGCCGGCAGGCCAATCGCCAGCGCCACGTCAGTGGTCATGGCGGCGGGGATCGCGTAGCGCGCGGGCGGCGTCCAGCTCCCGGCCTCCAGCGCCTTCTCGATGCCCGACGCCTGCGGGGTGAGCAGGCGGTCCTCGATGGACGGAAGCTTCGCCGCCATCTCGGTGGCGTCGTCGAGCAGGGCCACCTTCTGCGGCGGGAACACGCCGCCGTTGGCCACGGCGCTCGCGGCCTGGCCGTAGATCTCGGTCAGGAGCGCCTTGCGCGCCATCGGGTCGGCGATGCTGTTCGACGCCACCTGGTAGGCGCGCCACTCACCGTCGAGCGAGAAGTCGTTGCCGTGCAGGTAGTGGTGCTCGTAGTCGTGCCACGCGCGGAACTTCCAGTTGGTGTCGATGTCCCAGATCGGGTGGTCGCTGTTGTCGGTCGTCACCCTCATCACGCCCTGCCGGATGTCCGCGGCCATCTCTTCCGCGGTCATGTACGGCTGGCCGGTCACGCGCTCGATGCGCAGGCCGGTGGCGACGACGTCGTCGAACTTCTTCGACACCGCCAGGGCCAGGGCGTCCCACGCCGGCACCGCGTTAGCGTCGAAGTCTGGTAGCGCGTCGTACGCCGCGGCGGTGCCGATGTCGGCGTCGCGGAGGGGCATCGACGGGTTGTCGTAGACGTGGTGGCCCGTGGTGCGGGGCACCGGCACCGGGATGTCCTCAAACGTCTCCAGGTTGCTGACGGCCTTCTGGCGGAACCGCTGCCCGAGGGCCAGCGCCTCGTCCTGCGAGTCGACCGCGCGAGAGATGTCGAGGTAGGTCCGGCCCTCGTTGAACCAGGTGCCGACGTTGGCGCCGGGCTCGGCCAGGAGATCCTGGTTCCGCTTGATGAACTGTTCGATCTGCTGCGACGACGCCAGGCCCTCGATGATCTCGCCGCGCTCGGGCGCGATGGCCACCGCGAACTTGCCCGGCGTGCCGCCGAGGTTCCGGCCCTCTGCCATGCTGAAGGTCGCCCCGCCGCTGTCCGCGGTCATGGTGGCGATCTGGTCGGCGACCGACACGTTGCGGCCAGGGCGGCCGCGCTTGAGCGCCGCGATCGGGATCTCGACCTCGCGCCCCATCACCTGGTCGCCCTGCTCGCCCACCAGGGAGAGCGTCTGGGCATCGGTGTCGACGCCCAGCTTCTTCAGGACGCCGGCCAGCTTCTCGTTGACGACGTCCGCGCGGACGGTCTCCACGCCCGTCGCTTCGGCGTGCCGGACCAGGCCGTCGACCACGCGCAGCAGGTCGCCGGTCGACGCCTTCTCGGAGTCGAACGTCTGCACGCGCAGCGCACCATCGGGGTCGGTCGACAGGTTCATCACCGTGTCCCCGGATGACACGATGACGCTGCCGTCAGGGTCGGCCGTGACCGCGGCGACGCGCTTCGTCGCGGGGGCGGCGCCGGGCTCGACCTTCCACGACTTGTAGTGGGCGGCGAGCGCGGCGTCGAACGACTCCTGCGTCAGCTCGCCCTTGACGGTGAAGTTGCCCCCGCCGGTCAGCGCGTCCTCGCGGAACTCGTGGGCACCGCCTGGGGCGCCCTTCCACTCGCCCTGGTAGACGGAGCCCTTCGACGTGGCATACGCGGAAGGGTCGAATTTCGACCCTTGCGTGGCTCCTTCGACCGCAGGCGTGAACTTCCCGCTCGCGGCGGCCTGGGTCAGGCGGGCGTCCATGCCCCCGACGTCGCCCATCACGCCCTCGGTGGCCTTGGCCGCCTTCACGGCCCGCGTCGCGCGGTTGCCGGCGCCGCCCAGCGCCTGGATGCCCTTCAGGCCGGTGAGGCCCTGGAACAGCGTCGCGCCGCCCAGCTCGGCGGCCACGCCGGCCTGCGCGGCCCGGTCGTTGTCGACGCCGGCCTGGATCAGCGCGTTCTTCACCGACTCGCCGAAGGCGGCGGACGGCATGCTGGCGACTTCGAGCAGGGTGTCCGCGATCCGGTTCACCATGCCGGGCTCGATGCCCAGCTTCTGCGCGATCATCGCGGTGCCGCCGCCGCCCTCTTCACCAGTGGCGGCACGCCCTACGCGCTCAGCCACCGCGCGCCCCCCGCTGGCCAGGGCGGCGGGCAGGTCGGGCGTCGCGGCTCCGCGCTCGTCGCGGTCGCGCACCTGCTCGGACGTGGACGCCTGGTTGGCGCGCGGGTTGTTGGGGGAGATGCGCTCGCGGCCGCCGCCGCCCATGCGGGCGCCCGGCTCCAGCACCTTGCGCTCGCCCGGCTTCAGGTTGTCGCCGGCCAGGCTCACGCCCTCGCGCTTCTGGCGCTCGACGACCTCTCCCGCGACCCGGTTTGGATCGCTGGCGTCGCGGACCTGCTCCGACGTCGACTCTTGCGGGTCGCCGCTGGCGCCCGTGGCGGGCGCGCTCTGGAAGTCGACGAACTCCTGCGGGACCTCGGGCAGCTCGCCCATCTGAATCTTCAGACGGGTGACGGTGTCGCGCGCGATACGACTGTCGATCTCTGACATGGGGCTCCTGACGGTGGGCTAGCGGTCGAAGCCGCGCTTGGTGTCGCGCGACTCGCGGGACGACGGGGCGGCAGGCTTCTGCTGCTGGCCAGCGGGCGGGGCGGTCTGTGGCGGGGCGAGCGGGTTGAAGGCGCCGCCGCCGGCCTTGTCCTCGCCGGCGATGCGCTTGGCGATGTCGATCAGGTCGAGCAACGACTCGCCCGGCTTCGGGCGCTCGTTGATGCGGCGCGCCTCGCGGTACAGGCGCTCGTGCGCGGCCGCGTACTTCAGCTTGGCGTCGCCGTTGAGGAACGCGCCGATGCCACCGCCGAGCAGGGAGGCCATGGGGTCGACGCCAGTGATCGCGCGCGTGAGGTACGCCGAGGCCTGCTTGAACTCTTCCTTCGACGCGACGCCCTTCTCGGACGTCTCCTTCTCGAAGTCGTCGATCAGCTTCGCGGCGGTCGCGGCGCTAAGTTGGCCGCGGGTGACCTGGTTGTAGATCGACTCACGGGTGACCTTCGGGTCCTTCATCGCGATGCCGAGGGCGGTCTGAGCCGACACGCCAGGCATGTCCTGACCGCCGGCCACCAGGTCGCTGTTCATCACCTTTCGGATGCTGGTCACCTGGTCCAGCGTGATGATTCCGCGGATCTCGGGATCCTCCAGCGCGGCCTCGACCTGATCACGCGTCATGCGCTTGTTGGGCGGCGTGCTCGGGTCCCACGACTTCAGGACGTCGAGGCCCAGCGCGTTGACCTTCGCCTTGGCCTGGTGCTCGGACTCGCCGCGCTTGCGGCGCTCGGCCGACTCGGCCGCGGTGACGCCGTGGGCCGCCGACACGATCAGGGAGTCGCGGCGCGCCTGGCGCAGGTTGGGGAACATCGCGGGGTCCTGCAGCGCCGCCGCCGCCTCGTACGGGTTGTTGCGGATCACGTCGCGCGCGATCGTGGTGTCGACGTTCTCGCGCATGGACAGCTTGCGCTCACCGGCCTGCTCCGGCGTGATGTGGCCCTGGTTGGCCAGCGCGTCCGACGCGCGGTCGAACGCCGTCATCAGGATGGCGCCGAACTGCGGATCACCAGACTTGATCGCCTGGGTGGCCTCGGACTCGGCCTGGCGCTGTAGCGCGACGTGCGCGGCGTCGGCCTTGCCGCTGAGGTTCTTGCGGTACTCGTACTTCGTGTTGACGACCTGGGTGCTCAGTGACTGCGACCCGTGCAGCTTCAGCATCCGGGCGACTTCCGGCCGCTTGGCCTCGCTGCCGAGGCGGTCAAGCAGCTCGTTGCCCTTCTCGTTCAACTTCTCGGAGTGCGTCTTCAGGTCGAAGTCCGGCTCGCTGCGCAGCTTGCCGTCCAGGTCGGTCAGCTCCTGGCCGAACCGCGTGCGTAGCTGCATCGCCTCGATGGTGTCTTCGGCCTCGCGCTCCTTGTCGAGCAGTGACTGGGCCTGGTTGCCGATCTTGGCAGCGGTCGCGCCGAGCGTCTCGGCACCGCGCTGCAGCGCGCGCGAGCGCAGGGTCATGGTGTCGGTGTCGAGGCCGCCGTACGGGATCCGGCGCGGGAGCGCCTCTTCAGCCTGGATGATGGGAAGCCTGGGCATCTAGAACCTCTCGCCAGCGCGGTAGGACTGGTAGGACGACTCGGTGCGGCCGGTGCTGACCGTGGCGCCGCCGCCCGGCCGGTAGATGTTGCCGACGCCGCCGGCCGCGGAGGCCAGGCCGGACAGCAGCGTCGTGCCGGCGCCGACCAGGCCGGCGTGCTCGGCTTCCTTGCCAGCGAAGCGGTGCATGCGCGCCTGGGCGCTGAGGCCCGCGGCCTCGACGTCGCCGCTGTACTGCGCGCGGAGCGCGTCCAGCTCGCCCTCCTTGGCGTCGTACGCGAGTACGGCCAGGGGGGACGTGCCGGGCGTCAGCGCGACACCGCTGGCGCCTGCGTTGGCGCGGGCGGTCGCGAGGATCCGCCTGTTGCGCTCGCGCACGTCACGCGCGCGGGACTCGCCCGCCTGACGCGCGAGGGTGGCGTTGTACTCAGCCATTTCGGTCTGCGACTTGGCCGCCTTCTTCGCCTGCTGGCCCTGCTCGTACTGGGCGTACGCGCTGACGGCGGTGGCCGCCACGGTCGCGACGACGGCGATGATCGCCACCGTCTCGACGCCCATGCCTCCGCAGATGGCGGGCACCAGGCGACCGTCGATCTCCCAGTAGTGGTGACCGTTGATGACGACGGGCAGGTTCATGTGCGCTCCTTCGGGAACATCGCGTACCTGACGAAGTCCTGACCTTGGGGGCCGTACTTCACCATCCGGCTCTCGAACTCGAACCCGAACTTCTCGGCCCACTTCTGGCCGGCCCAGAAGTCGGCGATCACGTCGCACTGGATGCGCCTGACGCGGCCGGTGCCGACTATCAGGCGCAGACCGTCGCGGATGGCGCGCGTGATGGCGATCGGGTTCTTGCGGCCGACGTTCGTCAGGACCGCCCAGCCTTCGACCACGCTGCCGTCCGACCAGATGGGGATGACGCCGCCGCAGCCGGCCAGCTCGCCGTTGACGAAGAGGGAGTAGCAAGGGTGCGGGGCGAGGATGCCAGCAGAGCGGCGAGCGGCGACCGCGTCCACCTGGCCACGGGAGGCCTCGACGTAGTCGTCGGCGCGCATGAGGCGGATCTCGTTAGTCGTCGGCAACGGTGATGCCCCCGGTGACGCCGCTGATCGTGACGGGCTTGGCCTGGACGCGCTGGATCGTGACGAGCGCGTCGCGCTCCCAGCCGAACTCGGTCTTGCGCTTCATGTCGCCGCTGAAGTAGTCGAGGGTGTCGGTGCCCTCGGGGTAATCCAGCACCTCGCCGTTGAGGAGGATGTTCCCCTTGGTGCCGTACACGCGCACGGTCAGCTCGTTCCACCGCTTGCGTCGGCCCTGCGACGTGCCGGTCTGTAGCGTCATCTCCGGCCGCACGGTGACCAGGGTCATGACCCACGGCAGGCCGATCTCGACCGACAGCGTGGTGGCGCCGGACGGGAGGACCACCTGGCCGCCGACGACTTCGAGGTTGAACTCGTCGCCGTTCGCGACGACGACGCGCACGATGCGGCCATCCAGGTGGCCGAGGCCCTCGAATGTGTCGGCCTCTTCGTCGCCGGTCCAGACCAGGCCAGCGTCGGTGTTCATCTGGCCGTCGAAGACTTCGAGGTAGTGGCGTTCCAGCTCGGCGTCGTCGGTCCAGTAGTCCTCGGCCCAGTAGTCGGCCGCCCAGTAGTCCTCGGCCCAGTACGGGCCGGCTACCGCGGTGCGGTTCGTGGCGATCCAGACCTCGTCGCCCGTGCCGCACGCGTTGGGGCACGCCGCCACAGACTCGACGGTGTCGTCGTCGCGGTCGACAAGGAACTGGTCCTCGGTGAGCTGCGCGAAGGACCAGGCGAGGACTTCCTGCTGGCGCTCGTAAGTGCAGATGTTCAGCACGCCGTCGGCGCGCAGCGCGAAGACCAGGGACTCGGGCGACTTACAGTTGGCGAACTCGACGATCTGCGAACGGAACAGTTGCTCGGCCAGGATCGAGATGTCCGGCGAGGTGAAGTTGTCCTCGGTGAGCGAGTACGCGAACTCGCGCACGCGCGTGGCGCCGCGCTGCAGGTAGATGTGCTGGCTGTCGACCTTCATGGCGTCGACGGTGTAGTCGGCGCCGTAGGAGGTGCGCTCGCGCGCCTTGATGTTGGACGGCGTGATCGGCGTGTCCGTCCCGCCGTCGACCGTCAGCTCGCCGGCCAGTGTGCCGAGGGCCAGGCCCATCGAGCTGCTGGGCTTCATCCACCGCACCTGGTTCACGCCGGACGTCGCTAGCTGGTACGAGACGGCCTGGTCGTCGAGCGCGCCGCGCCCTTGGTTCTCGTAATCGCCCGTCGCGGAGCCCCACAGGAAGTCGGGGAAGGTCGGGGAGCCGGACCACCACAGGCGCTGCTGGTGCAGACACGGCACGCCGGGGAAGCCGTTCTCGACCGACCAGGAGGCGGCCTCGACGGTCCACGAGCCGGCCACCGCCGCCGTGACTTCGTCGAGCACGACCAGGATCTGGCCGCGCACCACCGTGGCCGAGGTGAACGTCACGATCTGAACGATGCCGTCGTGGAGGTACACGTACTTGCCGACGTCGGTGGAGCGGAAGGCCGCCAGGCTCGACGTGAGCGTGATCTCCTTGAATCGGGGCGCCTTGGCCGAGGGGAGCAGCGTGCCGGCGTTCGCCGTCCCGTCCATGACCCAGTCGCCCTCGACGATGGGCCCCGTCGTGGAGAACGCGTCGAGGATCCGCACCTCGACCTCGGTGGCGCTGGTGAAGGTCGTGATCACCGCGCGGCCGGCGCCAGTGGCGAACTCCTTGATCTGGCGGCCGACGTCGCCCGCGGCGAACGAGTTGGCGGTGACGGTCGCGGTCGCCACGCCCGGGGCGGTCGTCGTGAGGGTGAGGCTGCCGGGCGGCGTGACGTCAGGCTGGTACGTCGGGGGCGGGAAGAAGCTGATGTCGTGCAGCTCGAACGACGTCTGCGAGGTGCGGATCAGCTTGGCCGGCGGGTGATCGGGGTGGCCGATGTAGAGGACGTCGGCCGACTGCTCGAACCGCAGCTCGCGCAGCTCCTCGACGGTGTACGTGGTGGCCACCTCGACCGGCACGTCGAACGCATCGACCACCTGGGCGCGCTGCGTCCAGAACCGGATGTAGCCGAGGCCGAACTCGCACATGTACGTCTGCTCGACCGAGAACTGGAACGGCACCAGGCGGACGCGCGAGTCGTGGAACTTCGCGTTGCCGACGAAGATCGTGCCCGCGCGCGACGACGCGCCGCCCTGCGGCAGCACCACGCCGTTCTTGAGGAAGCGGACGGCGTTCTGGTACTTCCCGAAGTCGACGCGCGCGTCGAGCTTCTCGGTGACCGAGCCGCTGGTGAAGTTCGTGTAGAATGGGTGAGCTGGGCTCATGCGGTGCTCTCGACGTTGAAGTCGTACAGGTGGTCGTCGTCGCCCTCGATGCGCGCCGGAATGACGCCGCGGTGCAGGAAGTCGCACATGATGCGGTTACCGTCGGACCAGCGCTCGCCGGTGAACGCCACCGTGTGGTGCGCGCAGATCTCGCCCTCGCCGCCGTACACCGCGATGCCGCACAGGGCGCAGATCACGCGCTGGGCGTCAGGGAGATGGCCGTGCGGTTCTTGCCGGAGTCCGTCGTCGCGGTGATCCGCGTGGCGGCGTTGTTGGGCGTCTTGAAGGTCAGGCCGCTGTTGGACGTCCGGCCGGCCAGGGCCGATAGGATGACCGAGAGGGCCTGCTGCAGCGTGATGGTGCCCTCGGTCTCGACGACGTCGTCGGTGATCGCGCCGGCCAGAGTGGCGTACGTCGGCAAGCCGATGAAGAGCGCGCTGTTGACCGTCACGGCGTCGGCCACGCCGACAAGCACCCAGTCGGCGCCAGCGATGAGGGCCGCGTCCGGCACGTCCAGGCGATACAGGCCCGGCAGGTTCGTGGCGTCCAGTTCCTTCCAGCCGCCCGACGAGTAGGCCGAGTCGACGGCCGCTAGCGCGGACAGGGTGATCGCCACGCGGAGGCCGCCCTGGCGCAGGTAGGACGCGGACGTCAGGTCGGTGTGGGCGATGCCGGTGATGGGCGCGTTGGTGGTCGTCGCGCGCAGCTCGATGATGACGCTGACGGACGTGGCGCCGGCCTTGACGTTGCCGTCGCGTGCGGTGAGGAAGCGGTCAGCCATGGGCGGGGGATCTCCTGATCTGCGAGTAGATTGAGGCGGGAATCAGCTAGCGGCAGTCGATCAGCGCGTTCGACTCGAACACCTCGGGCGTACCCTCCTGGCCATCGAGGGCCTTGGCGCGGGCGAGCCGGTGCTCGTACAGCTTCGTGAAGTGTTCGGCCTTCGCGGCCTGGCCAGTGATAGGCTCGGCCATGGTGGCGGCGAGGTGCGTGGCGAGGGCGAGGATGAACGGCTGCGGGGCGAGCGTCAGGTCCGACTCCTGCCGCGAGTAGCGGCAGTTCAACGAGTCCTGACTGACGACGATGAAGCCGCCCTCGGACTGGTACTCCTCGTTGTTCTCCAGCCGCCACACGCGAAGACAGTCGGTCGGGACCGCGATCGAGCGCGAGAAGCCCCACGCCGGGTAGGCGTAGTAGAGGCGCCAGGACTGGCTCGCGATGACGGCCAGGTCGGCGAACGCCTCGTTGATGGTGGCGGTGACGTGGGACGTGTCGGTGAAACCGGTGATCGTCGCCTTGCCGCGTGCCGCCTTGTTCACGATCTGCCTGCCGACGTCGGGCGTCGCGAAGGCGGCCACGCCGGACGTGAAGACCACGCCGGTGGTGTCCACGACCGTGGCGCCGGCACCAGGCGTCAGCGTCGCGGCCGGCAGCGTGTAGGCGAGCAGCGTGGCGCGCTTCGTGTTGAAGTTCCACGGGTGCTCGCCCTCGGTCGCGTAGAGCGTCGTGAGCCAGAACTCGTTGGCGATGGCCGCGCGCCGCAGCGTCGCCGCCGTGAACTCAGCGGACGTGATGCTGTCGTCGCCCAGCATGCGCAGGGCCATGTTCACGACGTTGAAGGCCAGGATCGCGGAAGTTGCCATGTGGGTCCTCTCTAGGGGCAGCCGCAGCGAAGGTGGAAGAAGACGTTATTTTCGGGCGTGTCTTCCGGCTCGCCGACCGCGGTGCCCATGAAAGTCCAGTGGGAGTTGGACGGGCCGCCGCCGTGCTGGATCGGGAACTCCCCGGACGGCACGGTCATGAAAAGCCTCGGCGCGCCGCCGTCGACTGTCGCGCCCGGCTGCGCCATCCACGTGTCGCAGAGGCATGGGAGCGGCACCGGGTCGGGCTCCGGCTCCGGGTCCGGCGGTGCCACAGGCGGCGGGCCGGGGTCGACGATGTCGTAGCCGGCCGGCGTCAAGCCGCGACCACAGAACACCGGCTTGAGCGGCGTCTGCGGGCCAGCGGGGGCACCGCCGGCGCCCGAGGTGTCCAGCGTCATCGCGGGGTCGACCGGCGTCGGGGTCACGAACGTCGGGGACGTCATCGCGCGACCGCAGCCGACGATGGCGGACAGCGACGCGGTCGCCAGCGAGTGCCACGCCTCGAACGGGAGCGGTAGCGCCAGGTCCAGCGAGAAACCCGCTGGCACGGCCGCCAACATGGTGGCGAAGGAGTCCCACTCGAACAGTTGCCACGGGTCCGCGTGGAGGCTCGCGATCTCGCCGGCCGACAGCGCGCGGCCGAACACGTAGTCCACGAACCGCTTGCCTGCCCACGCGTGGGTCAGGTTGTTCTCGATGTGGCCGACTTGGCCGTCGTCGATCACCCACGTCCCAATAGACGCGTCGGCTACCGACCCGTCCTGCCGCCCGTCCAAGTACACCTTGAGGTTGTCGGTGGCGACGTCGCGTACGGCGGCGGAGGAACGGACGCGATTCGCGTCGATCGCGATCGTCGTCGCGCCAACCGCCAGGCCGAACGTGGGTGTCGTGCCGACGAAGAACTCCAGCACGCGGTTGCCGGAGCCGGCGACGGGGCCTACGTACAGGATCCAGAACTTGCCGGCGTTGCCGTGCTTGCCCAGGACCACGCGGTAGCGGTCTTCGTCGTCGTCGATCGTGAAGACCGAGAAGACGGTGAAGGACGACGTGTCGGTGAAGTTCAGATGGGCCCCGCCCGCCCACCTGGTGTACTGCGAGGCGGGCGAGGCGTCGCCAGCCGCGAGCGGCGTGTAGAATAGCCCGGCGCCCGTCGGCCCAGGCCGCCAGACATCGAACCCGCCGGAAGTCAGCGTGGCGCGCGTCCGGCCAGTGACGTCGTGCGCCGTGCCCGCCGCCTCGTTGTACGGGGCGGCGAACAGCAACCACGGCGCCAGCGGGTGCGTCGGGTTCACGCGCACGCGCACGCCCCAAGGTGGGCGCCCACCCGCGCGGCGGGCTCGCGGGAACGGCGCGTTACTGAGCTTCAAAGTTGTAGGTCCGGTAGCTCAGGACGTTGTCGCCGTTGTTGGCGGTGAGGCCGTCCACTCCCGCAAGGTCGACCCTGTTCAGTATGAGCGGCTTGAACTTCGTCGCGGGTAGCAGCACCCGACGCACGACCAGCCGCTGCGCGGTGGAGACGTTGCGGATCGCGAACGTGCCGACGAGTGTGTTCTGCAGCGCCTCGACGCTCGCGTCGCCGTCGGCGTAGACGGAGCCGTCAACCGCCGGAACGAAGTGCAGTTCGAGGTAGCCGCCAACCGCCCAGATCGAAGCACCGTGCCCGCCCAGCTTGAGGTCCCAGTCCGAGAACGTATGGCGGCCGCCGGTGTTGTCGATCTCGTCGCCGAGCACGCGCGCCCCGTTGGCCAGGCCCTTGAGCGTCGGCGCAGCCGCGTCGCCCGGGATCGCCGTGGTGAAGGTCCCCAACGCCGACCACTTCAGGACGTTCGCCACTACTGGATCTCGGGGTTGTACGGCCGGTAGCTGAGGACGTTCTCGTTGTCGGTGTTGGTGAAGGCCTGGCCGCCGCGGTTGATGACGAGCGGCTTGAACTTCGTAGGCGGCAGCTCGATCCCGCGCAGCGCTAGGCGCTGCTGCGTGCTGACCGCGCGCAGGGGGAAGGTTCCCACCAGGGCGGAGGCGGCGGGCGCGACGGAGTCGTCACCGTCGGCGTAGTTGGTCCCGTCGACGGACTGGACGAAGTACAGCTCCACCCAGGTGCCGGCCGTGAAGGCCGACGCGCCGCGCACGTCCAGAACCCAGTCCGCGAGGACGTTTCGTGTGGCGGTCGCGTTGTCGATCTCGGCGCCCAGCTTCTGGGCGGCGTTCGCCAGGGCCTTGAGTGTCGGCGCCACTCCGGCGCCAGCGATGGCCGTCGTGAAGGTGCCGAGAGCGGACCACTTGATCGCGTTGGCCATTACGTCTCCTTACAAGGGTGTCGAGAAGCTGAACTGCGGCGTGTACACGGCCAGGATGTCTGCCTGGCCCGGGGCCAGCGTCAGCTCCAACCACACGCTGACGTACTCGCCGGGGGCGACCGAGCCGCCGAGGTTCACGGGCTTCGCGGCGTCGTCGAACGTGTAGCCGGCCGGCGCGACCTGGCGGTTGTTCCCCACGCCGTTGTCGGACGCGGTGTTGGGCGCGTCGTCGACGTCGAACTTGATGTCCGCCCCCTCGGCCTCCGCGCCGTCGAACGATTCCGACAGCTCGACGTTGGTGACGGAGAGGCCGGACCCGCTCTGGTCGGAGTGGCGGTAGAGGATCTTCTGGTAGAACTTCCGCTCGGCCTGTACGGAGGAAGGCGCGAACGCGTCGTAGAACATTCGGACGACCGACATGATCTCGCTCGGCTGGCGGTCGAAGACGAGCCCGTTCGCGAGGCGGAACGACGTCGCGCTGGTCGGCGGCGTCGTCCACTCGCGCGACACCGTCAGAACCTTGGTGGTGCCGTCGTACGCGACGCCGTAGGCGATCTCGCCGGTGCCGGGGCCGAAGGTGAGGCGGACGACCTGGCCGACGTACGCGGCGTCGACGGCGCTCGCGTCGACGTCGAGCTGCAGCGTGTCGGTGCCGGGGCCGGCGCCCTGCGCGATGCCCTCGCGGGTCGCGATGCGCGCTTCGAGGGCGACGTCGCCCGCGCACGTGGCGCTCTTCATGGCCTTCATGATTCGGCCGATGCTGACGGCGCCGATCACGGGGGTCTGGCCAGTGAGCGTCTCTGGGGCGCCCTCGACGATCTCGTCGACGAAGTTGCGGTACGTCAGCGTGACGGTCTGCGTCGTGTCGGCCGCGCTCGCTGATACGATCTGGTAGCCGCCCTCGACGTCAGAGAAGTCGTGCTTCTTGGCCAGGTCGGGGGCGCCGCCGACCTGCGTGGCCACGTCGTCCTCGGGGGCGACCGCGGCCGCGTGGATCTTGATGTCGCCCAGGAGGACTGCCACGCTACTCGGCCCAGCGCTTCTCGTTGCCGAACCGCTTGACTGCCCACTCGCGCCGCTCGGCCTGCAACAGGGCGGACTGCGTCAGGCGCTCGCCCGCGCGCTGGGAGGCGTGGCGGTTGAACTGGTCGTCGTAGGCCAGGCGCTCGTCGCGGTAGACTTCGTCCGCGCTGCGTTCGTGGCGCACTGTGCTCACCTCGACCACGGAGTCGGAGGCGGCGTCGTACACGAATCGGCGGATCATCCGAGCGTGATCTCGTCGCCGTTGATGGTGCTGGTCAGGATGTTGTTCGTGCCGGCGCTGAGCTGGAGGATTTCAGCCGCCTCCATCACGAGGTAGACGTAGAAGTCCTTCACAGACTCCCGCTCACCGGCGGCGGCCGCCGGGATCGAGAAGGCGCTCCACAGCCGCGTGCCGGCCGCGTCCGCGCCCACGGAGAGCGAGAACGTGACGGCCGAGCCCGAAGGGTTCTGGACGTGGATGTGGCGCACGACGGTCTTCGTGCCGGCCGGGACCGTGTACACCGTGGCGGGGCCGGTTGCGACGAGGGCGGGGCCAGCGAGGCGCTTCGGGGTGCGGGCCATGGGATTCTCCTGTTAGAAAGCGTCGACTTCGAGCCAGAGGACGTTCACGACGAGGTTCCACGTCAGCGTGGCGGGCATGGCGATCCCAGACCGAATCGCGAAACCCTCCTGGTTGCCGAGGATCAGCGGCCAGCCGAGGCCGCCCTGGAACTCTCCGAGCAGGTTGGTCTGCTTGACGAGGGTCAGGTCCATGTCGCCCGCGGCCAAGTCGAAGTAGGTGCTGGTGCCGACCGCGCCGATGTCTTGCGAGTCTAGAGTCTTCGTGCCGAGACCAAGAACGGCGGTGGTCGCCATGCGTGCGCTGACGACTTCTGACGTGGCGTGTCCCGTGCGCATCTTCTGGTTGTTTCCGGTCAGGACCGCAGGCGTGCCGCCGGTGCCGTCCACGGTCCACGAGCGCGCCACGACCGCGCGAAGCTGCATGTTGATCGGACCCACGGCAACCGCCGGCGCCACGATGGCGCCCGCGCCTACGGAGATGCCGGTGACGATCGCGACGCGCGCGGCGCCGGTCACGTACCGGAACTGGAACAGCTCCGCGTTGGCGCCGAGCGACGCAGCGATGGTGCCGGACGTCATACTGAGCCGGTACGCGCCGCCCGCGCCGATGGGGAACGGGCCAGCTACGACGTGCTGCGGCACGTACGCGACGTTGCCGACGCGCCCGATGTTGGCGGCTACTGTGGGGTCGTTGATGACGGCGATGGCGGGCCTCCCTTTACTTCCAGGCGAATGCGTACGTGCCGACGACTACGTGCTGTGCGGCGCTGAACCAGTACGCGCGGAAAGAGGTTGCGTCGAGCGCGCGGGCCGTGACGACGATCTGGTCCATCTCGGGCTCGTCCTGCGCGTCGCCCTTGCTGGTGATCGCGGCAGCGGTCTGGACTACCTGGACAGGGGCGCCGCCCGTGAGGCCGCTGACGCCCGTGACGTCGAACGTGCCGGAGCGGCGCGCGGCGCCCAGATCCTTCGTGAACGCCGCCCACGAGCCGCCGCCACCACCAGGTGCGCCGGTGTCGCCCTTCGCGCCGGCCGGGCCCGGGACGATCCACGGGTACTCGGGGTCCTCGGCGTCGAAGCCGGGCGGCCCCATGAGGCCAGTGGCACCCGCTGCGCCTGGTGTACCAGGCGTACCAGCCGCGCCTTGCGGGCCGGCGGGGCCAAGAGGGCCTGGTTCACCAGGCTCGCCGTCTTCGCCGGGAGGGCCTGCCGGTCCTGCTGGGCCAGCCGCGCCGGGCGTGCCTGGTGCCCCTGCGGCTCCGGCCGCGCCTGCCGGGCCTGGCTGCCCCTGCGCGCCGTCCGCGCCGTCGAAGCCGTCTGCGCCGGGCGCCCCTGCCGCGCCGGCTGGACCTGCTGGGCCTTGGGGCCCAGGATCGCCGCCGCCGCCGCCGCCTGCGTTGTCGATCTGGCTCATGGCAGGCCGCAGTCGATGATGAAATAGCCGAGGACGCCGCCGACTACAGCGGCACCAGTCTGGTTGAGGATCAGATCCTCACCCTCGGCAGTGTCGAACCAAGGCTCACGGATGTTGTCGAGCGTCACGGAGCCGAGCGCGGACAGCATCACCGGGCCAGTGAGGTTCGTGGCGCCGCTCTTGAAGCGGAGCGTAGTGGCGAGACTCGCCACGAGGAAGAGCTGGTAGGCCTGGATGCGGTGGCGCGCGCCGGACGACGCCACGAGGATATTGTCGCCCGTACCGGAGAACTCGATGGGCTTGAAGACGATCCGCACGCTGCCGCGCGGCTGGTACGGGTAGAGCATGGACTAGGCCGGGATCGAACTCTTGAACGCAGCGAGCGCGGCCTTCGCGGCGTCGAGGCGGGCGGTGACGTCGCGCAGCTCGACCTTGCGGACTTCGAGTTTCCTCTCCGCATCGACGAGCTGGTCCAGCTTCGCGCCGAGTGTGGCCACTTGCGGCTTGGCGGCCTCGGCGGCGGCGGACAGGTTCCGCGCGGCCACGGCCAGGTCGTTGGCAGCAGCGGACGCCTTGGTCCCGGCCGCCTGTAGGGCGTCGATCAGCTCTTTCATGTCGGAGATCTCCTGGGAGGTTGGTGGCAGACGTTGCCCGGTCTGCCAGCGGGTTGTGGGCTAGGCGCCCTGAGCGTCGTGAGTGTAGGCGATGGTCGCCCGCAGCACACCGGCGGCGGGGCTGTTGGCCGTGTCGAACGAGGCGACGAGATCGAAGCCAGACTTGGAGACGACCTCGATGACGTCGACCACGCCCACGTTCAGGTCGGCGTCGATGGCGGCGCCCCCGACGTCGAGCGAGTCGGCCAGGAGGGCGCCCTGTAGGGCCTGGAGGGTGCCGTCGGCCTTGACGTAGGCGCCGATGCCCAAGTCCAGGTCGGACGTGGCGGTGCCGATCGGACAGACGATCCGGCAGAGCGCCAGGTAGATGCGGACCTTGCCGGCCGGCATGCGCTGCAGCTTCAGGTCGCCGAGGGCGGCCGTGGTGAAGCCGGCGGCGGTGAAGGTGAGGGCCGCGTACTTGATGAACAGCGGGCCGTTGTCCTGGCCGTCGTTGTAGACGGGCGGCGTGGCGGTGCGGTTCGCGTACTGCAGAGACTTCGTGGGTGCGCTGATGGCCATGGAGAGAACTCCCCTTGGAGGTGGTGAGAGGTGAACGGCAGAGGTGCCCCGGGGGCGAATCCCCCGGGGCGGTTCAGCTCAGCGGATTAACCGCTGATCCAGCGCTCGATCTTGAGGACGTGGTCGCGCTCCATGCGCGTCCCGCCGAACATCGCGCGGGCGTACGCGTACCACATGAAGCTGCGGTCGGCGCGCTTGGTGACCTCGGTCACGATGTCGATGGCCGTGGCGAAGACCACCGAGCCCTTGACGAACACGGGGAACATGTCCACAACCTCGGCGCCACCAGCCACGCCACGCATGACGTTGATGCCTTCGAGGATGTAGCCTTCCCAGAGGTGGAACTCGAAGCCCATGAAGCCGGAGATCTGCCCGGCGACCAGGGCCTTCACGCTCGCGAAGTCCGAGCTGGTCGCCTGGGTCGTCCCCAGGAGATCCGCACGGCCGGCCGCGTTGTACAGCAGGTGCATCTGCTCGTCGACGTCCCAGTGAAGGGCCGCCGCCGCGCGCGACGCCTCGATCAGCTTCGCGATGGTCAGCGTGCTGTTCGCTGCGCCGAAGTCCACGCCGATGACCGGGCCGCCCGCACTGGACAGCGTGGTCGGGTACGTCTCGGTCGTGGTGCCTTCCTTGCCCGTTGACGCGGCGCCGAAGAAGGACTGGTAGATGACCCGGTCGGCCTCGCGGCCGAGGGCCTTGACGAAGTTCTGCACGATCGCGGACGCGGGGTCGACGATCGTCTGGGCCTTCTCGAACGTGTCGATGAAGTCACCGACGTGGTACGCGGTGAGCGTCACCATACGCCGATCGAACGGCGTGTTGGCCTGCGGTGACGGCGCGAAGCGCGTGTCCACCTGCTCGGCCTGCACGGATCCGATCTGGTCGTAGAAGTTCTTCTCGCTCTGCTGGGACTCGTTGCGGACCCACTGACGGAGGATCCCGCCCTTCTGTTCCAGGAGGTGCTGCAGGTTGTCGTGGTACTGCCGGACCTGTACTGTCGTGAGCTGGTCGGTCATGGTGAGTTTCTCGTTGCGTTCACGGGACGTGAACGCGGGAAGGACGTGAACAGAACGTGGTGCGGAGGGTTCCCGGCCGTGCCGACCCTACCTGCGCGCTGACGGGGCGCTCTCCCGGCGCGTCTTACGCGCGTGCAGCCGGACGGCTCGCGCCGCTACCCGACGTGGGGCACAGGCTGATCAAGCCTGGCCGTGTACCTGCTCCTGTAGTCGCGTCACCTCGGCGACGGCGTCCCTGTGGGACTTGGAGCTGTCCGTCGACCAGTAGGCGTGCTTTCTGTCGTTCATGATCGCGGCGAGCTTCAGCTTCGCTTCGGCCGCCCCGCCGCGGACGCTGTCCGCGAACACGGGGTTGTCCTCGCGTAGGATGCCGCCGACCTTGGCGAAGGCCTTGATGAGCGCGGGGTGGTTGCCGAGGCCCGTGCTGTCGAGCACGTCCATCAGCGCCTGGCCGCCGACTTCGAGCACGGCCTGGTGGCCAAGGTCGAGGTTGTCCTGCAGCGCGCCGCCCCACTCCTTCTCCAACCCGGCCAGCGTGTCCTTGACGGAGCCGCCGAGCGCGTCGCGCGCCTCGCCCTCCATCTCGGAGTACAGGTCGAACGCGGTCTGGATCTGGTTGTCGCTGAAGCCGGCCTTGTGGAATCGCTCCTTCGCCGTCGACACCATCTTCTCGTCGGCGGTGCGGCCCGCGGGCACCTTCAGGGTGGCCTTGTAGTCCTCGATCTTCGCGGGCGGCAGCTCGATCAGGCCGGCCTCAGCCAGCTTGCCGAGGTTGTCGGTCTTCCACGCGGCGATCTCTTCCGGCTTCGCGTCCTTGGCCGGCACGCGCGTGAGCGCGCCACCGACCAGCTTCTGGGCGTCGCGGTAGCCCTTGGCGAGCACGGGACCAGCTTCGTCCCACGAGTCGCCCTTGATGTTGTCGAACATCTTCTCGCCGCGGATGTCCTCCGCGAGCGACTGTCGCCACTTCGGCCCGGTCGGCTGCGCGGCTGCTGCGGCATCTGGTTGGTTGGCTCCCTGATTGTCCGGCTGCTGGGTCAGGATCGTGCCTTCTGTGCTCACTGGGCCTCCTGGTGAAAGTAGAACGACTCGCCCTCGGACTCCGTCTCGGCCAGCGGCTGGGGTTGCGGCTTCGGCTTCACCACGCGCTTGCCCTGCTCGACGGTGTTGAGGATGGCGACGAAGAAGGCCCGCTGGCCCTCGTTGAACGCCGCCTGGGTGGGGTTGGTGTTGAACGTCGTCGACGTGTGGCCGGCGACTACCGCGAAGTCTTCGAGGATCCGCTCGCCGTTGGGGCCGTCGAACAGGTTCTTGTACGCCTCGGCCCGCTCCTCGGTCGTCTTCCATGGATGCTTCACGCGGCGGCCTCCTGGTCAGGTGCGCCGCCGGTCAACATCTCCGCGTCGACGCCGAAGTTGCGCGCGGCCTCGGAGGCGCCCTTCAGCTTCTCCTGCTGCGCGGTGGCCTCGCGCGCTTCCTTCATCTCGGCCTCGATCTGCTTGACCTCGTCCGGCGAGAGCAGCAGATTGCTCGGCATCCCGCGCTTCTCGAACATGTAGCGGATCGCTTGCTTGCCGTCGATCACGATCGCCGAGTCGGGCTGGATCTTCACGATCGGCTCGACCGCGAGGACGGCCTGAGTCAGCGAGTCGGCGTCGGTGACCTTCTGGGCCCGCGCCAGCGGGCCGAGGTACTCGATGTCGGCCTCGGCGATCCCGCGCGAGAGCTGGTCGAGCACCTCACCAGGCGGCTCGGGGGCGCCGTTGGGGTCGAGCCACTCCGACCGCTCGCCGGCGCGCAGCATCATCGCGGCGCCGCGATGATGGACCTTCGCGTGCAGCTCGGTGTCGATGCGGCCAAGGGTGGGGCCGAGCACGCGCTGCATCAGCTCCAGCCGCTTCTGGATCTCCGTCGCGGTCGGCATGAGCTGGTTGGGGAGCTGAAGCTGCTCCCAGAAGAACATGTTGCGGATGTCGTTCTGCAGCGCCTCGCGCTCGATGACGTTGATCTGGTGATTGGCGCCGGTCTCGAACGCCTTCAGCGCCTCCATGTCGTACACGTCGATGAACGAGCCCGGGGTCAGCTTCGGCGTGCCGATGACGCCGTCGTGCCGGCGCAGCATCGGCGGCCGCACCGACGACGACCACGCCTGGAGGTTCAGCTTCACGGCTTCGTTCAGCGAGCTGATGTCGCCGAGCGAGGTGAAGCCGGGGCCGCGCCCGTACGTCTCGCCGGTCACCTTGGTCCAGCGCGGCGCGAAGAACGCCTGCTCGTGGAAGCCGGACTCCTCGATGAAGTAGCGCCCCTCGACGTCGACGTAGCACGAGGCGTAGGGCAGGCGCCGCGGGTGCGTGCCCTTCTTGTAGCCGCTCACGCCGTCGCGCGGGTAGCTGGCGTGCAGGATCTCGAACGGCACCTCTGCCGAGTCGGTGTGGTCCTTCAGCCGCAGGATCCGCTCGCCGACCCGGTTGCCCCAGCGGCGGAACGCCGCGCGCGGGGTCATCTTCAGCAGTCGCATGACGACGTCGACGTGGCCCTCGCCGTCCTCCGAGATCACGAACGTCCCGATCTCCTGCGACTGGAAGCGGAAGCCTCGGAACAGCGTGCCGCCGCCCTGCTTCTCATCCATCAGGATGCAGGCCGTGCCGAAGGCGCCGAGGTCGAGGTAGACCTCCTGCATCTCCTGCTGGAAGTTGGAGCGGGTCAGGTTGCGGTAGAGCCGCTCGCTGAACTCCTCGTACCAGGCGTTGACGGCCTTGTTCTTCGAGCGCGTGCCGTCAGCGAGCGCGAACCAGCGGACGACCGCCGACGTCAGCGCGCCCTGCATCGAGCTGGCAAGCAGCTCGTTGGCGCGGATCGCGGTGCCGGTGAACTGGTCCTCGATGCGCAGGCCGGGCGTCCGGTAGAACTGGAGCCCGCTCTTGCGCGGCAGCACCAGGCGGCCGATGCGGTCCCACGTGGGCTCCCACAGACGTCGCGGCTGGAGCAGCGACTCGTGCCACTGGATCAGTTCCTGCGCGGTCTGGGCCACTCGTTAGCCTCGGCCGTACGCGCCGCCGAGCAGCGAGCGCGAGCCGCCAGACATGCCGCCGACACCACCCAGCGTGTGCGGGGCATCAGGCCGGCCGGAGCCGAGCTGCTGCGGGGTGCGGCGGCCGGCGATGATCGTCGCGGCCTTGCCGCGGCGGGCGGCGGCGTCGGCGCCCTCGCGCGCACTGGCCTTCGCAGCGTCGGACTCTTCGGGCGGCGGCATCGGCGGCGGCGCCTTCGGGGGCTCGGGGCCACCGAAGTAGCGCGCGCGGTCGAACTCGAAACTGGCGCCTGCGTAGCGGTGGCCGCGAACAACAGCACCCTTCTTCTTCATCACACAGTCCTCGGGTCGTAGTCGTTCTCTGCCACCTGCTCGGCGGACAGGTTCCGCGGGTCGTAGTCCGCGGCGTACTCTTGCTTGTGCTGCACGATCGGGACGCGCGAGTCGCCCTTCGCCCCGGTGCGGAACGCGTCCGCGCCGTGTGACCACTGGTCGTGGCGTGGGGTCTTCTTGTACACGAACTTCTCGGCGTCGTAGTCCTTGCGGTACTCGCGCAGCGACTGCAGGCCGCGCTCGCACTTCGCGGCGTCGAACCAGCACCGTTGGAGCATCCCGCGAACGGCGTCGATGCCGTCTTGAACCTGGTGGCGCACGGTCACGACGATCGGTTTGATGCCGAGCTTCACGGCGGTGTCGCGCCGCTTGATGCCTGACCCCAGCTCGTGCACCTCGATGTCGTGCGGCATCACGTGGTGCGCGTAGACGTACGGCTTGTCGGCGAGCAGCTTCGCGTAGTAGGGGAGGCCCTCGCCGCTGTGCTCGTCGTAGTCGACCAGCCGCACCTCAGACCCGGCGCGCTGCACGTACCAGATCGTGGTCGAGTCGTCGTACCCCAAGTCCCACCAGGTGGCCACAGGGAGCGTCGGGTCCCACGGCACGCGCGTGATCCGGTTGTTCTGCGCGAGCCAGCGCATCTGCGGCGCGTAGTAGGCGCCGGCGATCGAGCCGAGGAAGGAGCAGTAGTATTCCTGGTCCGCGGTCTCGCGGTCGAGCCGGCCGTCGGCCACGCGCTGCTCGACGTGGGCCGGGTCGATGACGGGCGTACCGTCCGGCCGCTTCGTGTCGTTGATGGTCAGCAACGACGAGTACCACTCCGGGTCGCCCACCGCGTGGTTGTGAAGCTTGTACGCGTGGTTCTGTCCCTGCGGCGTGTAGACGAAGACGGCCCAGCCGCCGTTCTCCAGCAGCATCGGCTCGATCAGGTTGGTCCAGCTCTCCGGCTTCGAGACGCTGAACTCAGAGAACACCGCGCCCTTGACGTTGGCGCCGCGCACGCTGTCGAGCTTGTCGGTGCCGACGAGCTGGATCAGGGACCCGTTCTTCAGCCAGATCTGCATCTCGTCTTCGACGAAGCGGTCGAGCCACAAGGGCGGGACGAAGGACTTGAACGGGACGCCGTCGTTCTTGCCGTCGCTGCGGTCGTCGCCCATGCCGCGCGTCGTCTGACCGTCCCAGATGATCTTCTTCATCTGGTTGTAGGTCGGGCCGAGGTAGTAGTAGATCCCGCGCTCCAGCGCGGCCTTCGTCAGCAGGAACGTGAGCGCCGTGGTGTCCTTGCCGGCGCGGCGGTGCCACACGATGTCGGCGCGCTGCTTCTGGCCGGCCATCATCGCTTCCCAGAACGGGAGCTGGTAGCCGCGCGGCTGGTACGGCAGGCCGGCCGAATTCAGGTCGGCGAAGAACTTCGAGAGGGAGTGGGTCAACCCAGTTCGAACCAGACGCAGAGCGGGCCAAGCGTGATCCAGGCCCCGCGGTAGTACGGCTCGTACACGACGTTGATGCCGAGCCCGCAGTGCCGCCACGTCAGGCGGTAGCCCCACTCCATCACGGCTCGCTCGGCGACTTCTTGGGCTCGACCGACCAAGGGTCGACGCGCACGCGCTGGCGCGCGAGCTGGTCCTGGGCGGCCTTCTCGATGATCGGGCCCTTCGCGCGGGGGCTGACGATCATCTCGTCTTCGGGGGTGGGGAGCAGGTCGGCCATCACGCGCCTCCTAGGAGCATCGAGACCAGGTCAAGCAGCGTGCCCACGATGATCCAGACAACCGCCATGTACAGCAGCGACAGCACCGGGAGCACGGTCAGGCAGCCGGCGACCACCCAGAACGTGGCGCGACGGCTCATACGATCCGCGGCGGCCAGTCCCACTGGCCCGGCTCGGCTCCCTGCGTGACGGCGTGCGCGAAGAACACGTCGCCGAACAGGCTCATGACGAACAGCTCGACGGAGCCGTCCAGGTTCACGCGCTGGATGACCGACGGCGACTGGTCGACGCCCCCCGGGTGGTTGTAGACGGCGACGCGGCCGATGCTGGGCTTCATCATGGGGCGGGGTGCACCTGGATCCACACGAGCGGGTTGGCGGCCGGGTTGGCGGCCTTCCAGACGGAGCCGTCGTTCTTGGCGCCGAGGAGGAAGTTGCCGGTCGAGACCCAGACGAGCGTGATGAAGCGAGCGGCGGCCAGTAGCGCGGCGGCGTCGAGGAGCGCCTTGGCGGCGGCCTCGCGCTCCAGGGCGTTGCTCTGGGCTTCGGCGGCGAGGACGCGGCGGACGTCGAGGCGGTCTGGCATGTGGGTGAACGCAGCGAAGCGGGGGGCGAATCCCCCCGCTCCGCTTGGTTGCGTGAACTTAGATCGGGTTCTCCAGGACCGTCACCCTGGCGTTGAGCGCCAGAGCCGCCTGGTCGACCGCGTCGAGACGCGCGTTGATGGCCACGTGAGCCGCGTCCATCGCAGCGATGGCAGCCTCGACGGCCACCAGTCTCGCCTCGTCGGCGGGGGTACCGGGCTCGCCCTGCGGACCAGGCTCGCCCTGGATGCCCTGGAGGCCCTGCGGCCCTTCGGCACCCTGCGCACCAGGCTCGCCCTGTGCTCCGGGCTCACCCTGCGCGCCGGCCTCACCCTGCGGGCCAACGGCCCCGGGCTCGCCCTGCGCACCGGCGGCACCGTCGATGCCCGCGGGACCCTGCGGCCCTACGGCTCCGGTGTCGCCCTTCTCGCCCTGCGGTCCCTGCGTCACGGCGTTCTTGATGGCCGCGACCAGCTCGGCGAGACCCGACAGATCGGGCGCCGGGCACATCACCTGCGCCTCGTCCTGCTCGCAGTTCTCGTCTCGGAAGTGGGTCATGGTTGTCGGACTCCTTCTTGGGTGGTGCACGTTCCAGCGCCGCGGGGGAGGACTACACAGGCGCTGACCGCCCGTAGGCCGGAGGTGTTCGTGATCCTCCCGACATCCGGCTGGCGGTGCATGGTGGTTGCGGGCCAGGGAATCGAACCCTGCTGCTTCGGGCGTATGGGGCCCGGCGGGTCGTCCAGACCGCTGCCCGCACCGTGATGTGTCAGTCTGGCATTAGGGTCCCGGCTGTCGCCGCCCCAAATCGCTTCCCCTCGCACCTGCGAGGCGGCGAAAAAGGGGGAGCCGGGGGGTCGGCGGGGGCCCCGCGAACACGGTCGAGGGGGGCCAAGGTGGGGGAAGGCACGCTCCACTGCGCTGCAAGTATGCGTACTACCTCACCTCTGACGTATCACGGACTACTTCAGCGGGTCGGCCTCGATCACGTCCGCGATCTGACCAGGCGCCTGTTGCACGATGGTGAGCGCGAGCAGTGGAGGCCGCTCGTCACCTCTGAGACCCCCACCAAGGCCGGCCACGACCTCACCAAGGGCCAGCAAGGCGTCCGCGCTGCGCTGCCTGGCCGCCCAGTCTATGCCGTAGCGGTTTACGGCCGTCTTCATGGCGGTCACGTGCGTCATGATCGCGTCCTTGAGGTGCTCGTCGAGCAGCCCCAGGTGGGCGACGCGCGCGGCCAGCGCGCCCTTGCCGTAGTCGTTGCGGCGGCGTGCGAGCGCCGACTTGCCCACTGACACGATCAGGCTCCTTGGGTGAGGGGCCCTCCCGGGCCGGCAAGGCGGGGACCGGCCAAGGGAGGGCGTGAGGCGGGGTTTCGGCTGCTGAGGACAGAGATCCCTATGCCCTTTGTTCCCCGGCCGGCCCGACTATTTCGCGCCGGCGGCCGCGGCGGGCCGTTCAACGGCTACCAGGGTTGGCACGGTTCTTGAGTAGTATATGTATATGGTATAGGTCACCCACAAGGATCAATCCTCAAGCCCCTGTGGTGAGCACATGCGTGCTCACCCTGGGAGATGATAGATGAAGGATGTAGGGTAAACCTTCTACCCTTCACCCTTCACCTCAACCCCGCGACCCCCTGCCGGCCCCGCACCCTGCGGGGCCCGTAGGACCCTCGTCGCCCACCAGCTCGTCAATCGTGCACCCAAAGTACACCGCCAGCCGCCGCAGGTTGGCCGACCTTGGCTCATCGTCGTCCCTCTCCCACTTGCTGACCTGCGAGGTGCTCACCCCCAAGGCACTGGCCAGGGCCTGCTGCGAGACGCGCGCGGCGCGGCGCGCTGCTTGGATCCGGGCGCCGGTCGTCATGGTTGAATGAGTACAGCCCTTGGGCCCGGCCGGTCAAGAAAGATTGTGCTTGACCTAGGCCCAAGGGCCGCGTACCATGGGCCCAGGTCGAGGAGGACCAAAGTGATGAGAGCAGCGGACCACAAGGCAGTGCGGGCGGCCTTCAAGCACACGCACCCGTTTGGCGGGTGGTGCTCCGAGTGCTGCGATGAGACGTGGGGCGAGGTGGCGGTCTGCGGCGCAGAGATCCTGCTGCCGACCGGCCTGCGGCGTTGCACCGAGCCTCGGCCGTGCGCGATCCACGGGGAGGTGCGGTGATGAAGCTCTACAGCGTGCGCTACGGGAAGCTGGTCGAGGGCGAGGTGATCCGCGAGTCGAAGCACTTCTACTTCTTCGCGAACAGCGACGTGCCCGGCTGGTCGACGCGCCTGGACAAGACGCCGGCCGGGCTCCGGCACTGTGGTGTCGCCACCACGCCGCAGGGTGCGTGGGAGATCGAGCAGCTTGAGGCGCGCGAGCAGGAGATCAGGCTCTGGCTCGCGGCCGAGCAGAACGTGGGCCGGCTGCAGACCGCGCAGCGGGCGCTCGATGCGATCCGGGTGGAGGTGCGGTGATGCTGCCGCCGGTGTGCCGCCACTGCGGCCTGGTCTACCAGCTCCTGTGCTTCTGCCTGGGCGCGCAGGGGGCCCGATGATCGGCGACGGTGGCCACAACCGCCTCTGCGTCTGTGGGTGCAGCGAGTACGTGGTGCAGGACGAGAACAACACGACCCGCTACCACTACAGCGAGGCGTGCGCGTGGCGGATGCTGCAGGCGAGCGAGCTGAAGCGGGGCGCCTTGGCCCTGGCGGTCGACACCACTGAGGAGGGGAACTGACCATGGCGCACAACCTGACCCTGAACAACGGCAAGTACGAGTTCGCGTACGCGGGCGAGGCCCCCTGGCACGCCCTTGGCCAGCAGCTCCCGGGCGTGGCCACCAAGGACGACATCCTCAAGGCCGCCGGCCTGGAGTGGGTGGTGCAGCGCGAGAAGCTGTACATCAACAACCCGGGCGGCGCCTACGAGGTGCCCGACTTCGTCGCCAACGTGCGCAGCGACACGCGCGAGGTGCTGGGCGTGGTCTCGAAGGACTACCGGCTCATCCAGAACGGCGACGCGCTCGCGTTCGTCGATTCGCTGGCGCAGTCGGCCGGGGCGAAGTACCACACGGCCGGCAGCATCCGGCGGGGCCGCCAGGTGTTCGCCACCGCGAAGCTGCCGGCGTCCATCACGGTCCTGCCGGACGACGTGGTCGACCAGTACCTGCTCCTGGTGAACGCGCACGATGGCAGCCTCGGTTTCCACCTCCGGTGGACGACCGTCCGCGTGGTCTGTAACAACACCCTGACGGCGGCGCTCGCCGGCGGGGCGTCCTACCAGTACACCGTGCGGCACGTGGGTGACCTGGACGCCCAGCTCCGCGAGGCGGCCAAGGCGCTCGGCGTGGCCAACCGCTACTTCGAGGTGGCCGGCGAGGCGTACCGCGCGCTCGCGGCGAAGGATCTCACCAGCACCGAGTTCATGCACTTCCTCACCGAGTTCCTGCCGGTTTCGATTCCCGCGTCAGCGGAGTTCTCGCAGGCTCAGGCCGAGGACCGTGACCGTGTGGTGCTCGCGCGCTCGCGCATCAGCGAGTTGTACGAGGGTGGGCTGGGCACCGACCTTCCGGGCGTGCGCGGCACCGCGTGGGGCGCGTACAACGCCGCCACCGAGTGGATCGACCGGGTGCGCACCGCCCGGCAGGACGGCACCCTGCGCTCCAACGCCGCGGAGGCGGCCGTCCTGGGCGTGGGACAGGATCTCCGCAACCGGGCCATGGCGTCAGCCCTCGCCCTGGTGTCGTAAGGCCGAAACGGCGGGGCCGCCCCCGCCGTCCACGGGTGCGTGCCCGTGCTGAGGAGGCCAAGTGATGGCGAACAGGTTCGGGTGTCTACGAGTAGGCAGCCGCGGCGCCCACTGCGCCGTCTGGTACGAGGAGGAGCACACGTGCTGCTACTGCGGCGTGAGGACGGGGAGCGGCCCCGAAGAACTGGATTGGTCCGGCCTGCGTGACGACGACACGTCGGAGCCGCTGGGCCACGACGAGGGCGGCGAAGCGTAGCGTCATGGTTGGCCGGGGCACTTGGGCCCGGCGCGGGAGACGTGGGACATGGAGCTGGTGATGAGCGTGACAGGTGACGCGTTGAAGTTCCTCAAGCTGTTCGCGCAGGCGGTGTCGGCCAGCGTACGCGCCGGCTTCACCGGCACGGTGACGGTCGAGCTGCACTTCCACCAGGGAGGCCTGACGCGCGCGACGGCATCGGACAAGGGGGTGCTCGACCTGAAGTAGGGGAGCGAACCAACGGGCGGCCCGTCGCCACCGCGACGCGCGTAGTTCCGCCCAGCATGTAGACGCCAGGACCGTCAACCAAAAGACGCCCGGCGAGGGATAGCCCTCGGCCGGGCGTTTCTGTGCCCACGCGCGCTGTCCCTCGCCGGCCGAGGGAGGCAGCGCATGACCGAGCACGACTTCGAGACCTTGGTCGTCAGGATCCGCCCGGAACTGGTCCGCATCGCGGCCCGCCGGTGCGGGCGAGACAACGCGGAGGACGCCGTCCAGAAGGCGATCACTCAAGTCTGGCTCGCCGGCCGGTGGGCCACCTACCCGACGGAGCGCACGACCGGCCTCCTACGCCAGGCCGCCGCCCGCAAGGGGATCAACGAACTGCGGGGGCTCGGGCGCCTGCGGGCCGCCCAAACAAATCTCGCGGTGCTGGGGAACAAGGGGCACAAGCACGCGAACCCGGCGGCCTACCGGGACCGAAGCAACAACCACAAGGGGGAGGGAGACCGATGAACACGCTGGTGATCCAGATCGACCCGGAGCTGATGCGCTGCATCGACGCAGCCGCGCTGCGTGGGCGTGCCGAGGCGATCGTGCCCAGCGTGCAGGAGAGCGAGTGGCGGCAGGCGCTGAAGGAAGACATCCAGCACGGCAAGAGCAACGAGTGATGCACGCACTGGAGGTGATCACGGCGACGAATGCCCGCGCAGTGGTGGCGGCGTACTCCCGGGCGCTCGACGTGGGCGACTGGGAGCGCGCCAACGAAATCGGAACAGCCAACCCCGACCTGTTCAGGCCGGGTGCGTGGGGCCTGATGGTCCCGCGGAAGGAGAGCGCACAGTGAAGTACCCAAGCAACGGTGGCAACTTCGCGAACTTCAACAACGTGGGCGATCGGTACGACGGGACCTACCTCTGCGAGCGTGCCGTCCCCAGCCAGTACGGCGGCGACGACCGCTGCATCGAGGTGACGCTGGCCAACGGCGGAACGGTGCTGGTGCGCCTCAACCTGGCCGCCATCGGCAGGCAGTGGGCGTACGCCAAGACGAAGCAGGCGCCGCGTGTCGGCGAGCGCCTGTCGTTCGAATTCATGTCGAAGTACGACTCGAAGAAGTTTGGCCCGGGCCGCGGCAAGAACGTCGAGATCGACTTCCTCGACCGCGTGGTGGGCGAGGCCGCGGTGGCGGTGGAAACCACGGGCACCCTGGTGGCCGGCGCCGGCGCGGCCCTGGAAGCGGCCTACGACGTGGCCGTCTCGATGAAGGGCGAGGCGACCGCCAAGCAGATCCGCGCGGCGGTGGAGTCGGTCGAGAAGGACCCGGCGGCGCAGGCGCGCATGCTGCTCAAGGCGGTGGGCGCATGACCGGCCCGGGCCGCCACCTCGGCACCAACGGCTTCCTGCGGCTCCTGGGCAAGGCCCGCCGGTCGCCGCGGTTGGGGTACTTCCGCCTCGACGGCGTCTACATCCGCGCGTACGCCAACGGCGACGACGCCTGCCCGATCACGGCCGTCTGCTACGACCAGACGGGCAAGTACCACGGGGTGGCCCAGTTCCGCTCGGCGGCCGCCGCGCTGCGCATCCCGCGCGCGCTGCGAAGCGCCATCCTCGACGCAGCGGACTCCACGTTCGAGCCGCGCTCGCGCTCCAAGGCCGCCCTGCTGCGCCGGCAGATGCTCAAGGTGCTCGGCCTGACGGAGGTGGGGGCATGAGCGCCCCCGCGCTCCCGCCGATCATCGAGCTGTACATCAGCGAGATGGCCAGCGGCGCCGAGACCGCGCGGCACGCGCGCGAGGGCTTCGATGCCGAGCAAGGTGTCTGGGAGGCGCAGGCGGACGCCATCGCCTCGCGCATCGTCCAGAAGTTGGACGAAACGCTCGCCGCCGAAGTCACGGCCATCCTGGCCGACAACCCGGCCGCGTGCCTCCACAAGGTGGCCGGCGTGTTCATCGACTTGCCGCGGCGCTACGACGCGTACTTCAAGACGCTCTTGGCGCTGCTCGGCGTCGACCCGGAGGAGGCCGGCAAGTGATCTCGTCCTACCCGTCCATCTTCAACCTCGGCCACCGCGCGGTGGCCGAGATCTTCAACGACCCTGTCCTGGTGCAGGAGAAGGTCGACGGGTCGCAGATCTCGTTCGGCGTGTACGGCGGCGGCCCGCACGAGGGCAACGTCGGCAACCACCCCGACTGCTGCGAGCCGGTGCTGCGCGTCCGCTCCAAGGGCGCCGAGCTGGTGATCGAGGCGCCGGACAAGATGTTCGCCAAGGGCGTCGAGGCCATCAAGGCCGTGCAGCACCTCCTGTGGCCCGGCTGGACCTACCGGGGCGAGTACCTGGCCAAGCCGAAGCACAACAGCCTGGCCTACGACCGCGTCCCGCGCAACCACATCGCCCTCTTCGACATCGACCAGGGCGACCAGGACTACCTCGACGCGCCCGCTGTCGCCCAGGTCGCTCAGGCGCTCGGGTTCGAGGCGGTGCCGGCGTTCGAGATAGCGCGCTTCAACAGCCCCGCCGAGCTGCGCGCCCTGCTCGACACGGTGTCCTTCCTCGGCGGCCAGAAGGTCGAGGGCGTGGTCGTCAAGAACTACGCTCGCTACGGCCCCGACAAGAAGGCGCTGATGGCGAAATTCGTCAGCGAGGCGTTCAAGGAAGTGCACGCGGGCGAGTGGAAGAAGTCCAACCCCACCGTCAACGACGTCATCGACCAGGTGATCGCCGAGTACCGCACGCCGGCCCGCTGGGCCAAGGCGGTGCAGCACCTGCGCGAGCTGGGGCGCCTCGAAGACTCGCCGCGCGACATCGCGCTGCTGTTCCAGGCGGTGCCGGGCGACGTGCAGCTTGAGTGCGAAGGCGAGATCAAGGACCGGCTGATGGACCTGGCCTGGCCCAAGATCCGGCGCGGCATCACGGCCGGCCTGGCCGAGTGGTACAAGGAACGGCTTCTGGAGCGGCAGTTCGAGGTGCCCACGATCGCGTGCTGCGCCGACGAGCGTCGCAACGTGCGCGGCGGCTGCGACTCGTGCGGGGCGCCTTGTCTATGACCGCGCGCGAGACGGACTTCTACACGCTGCCGGACGGCACGCGCATGCCGCGCGTGACGGCGATCCTCAAGGCGGCGTTCCCGTTCGACAACCTGAACTGGTCCGCGTACCTCGCGCGCGACAATACGCGCCGGTTCGCGCGCCGGGTGCACGAGGCCATTCACCCGGTGCTTGGCATCTGCCTGGGCCTCGACGGGGACAGCTTCGACCACCAGCTCGCCACGGTGCAGGGCAACGCGCCGCCGCACAAGCTTGGGCAGGACGCGGCCGAGGTGGGCACGGCGGTCCACAAGTACGCCGAGATGGTGATGCGGATGCGGATGGGCGAGAACGTGCGCATCCCGGTCCTGCCGTCGCAAGAGATCGTAGGCGGCGTGGCGGTAGCCAGCCGGCACCAGAACGCGGCCGACGCGTTCCACGCGTGGCTCGACGCGCACGTCATCGAGCCTCTGACGCCCGAGGTCCGGCTCGTCTCGCTGCAGCACGGGTACGCCGGCACGGCGGACCTGATCGCGCTCGTCGACGGCGTGCCCACCCTGGTCGACTTCAAGACGTCCAAGGGGATCTTCGTCGAGTACCCCGTCCAAGTCGCTGCGTACAGGCAGGCCGCGCTAGAGATGGGCCTGGCCAAGGCGCCGATGGCGGGCCTGATAGCGCGCTTCCCCAAGGAAGCCGGCGACACGTTCGAGCTGAAGGAAATCCCGTGGGGATGGCAGAACCACCTGTTCGGCGTGTTCCTCGGCGCCCGCGCCAACTGGGAATACCGGCAGTGGTTCGCCGAGCAGTTCCCGTACAAGCGCCGGATGAAGTGATGGCGCTCTTCCAGATCGAGCCGTGCACCAAGTGCGGCTCCGACGTCTGGCGCCTCGTGTGTCTCAGCCGCCTGGCCGAGCAGGCCGACCTTGTCTGCCTGTTCTGCGGCCGCGACCTGCGCATCGACCGCGACACCCGCGCT